GAGAAAGTGGTTGTGGAATGTTGATGTCCAAAATTGGACATGCCCTCTTGAAGAAAATTCTATTATTAAGCAATTGACAATGTGGGTTCCATCTAGTAGTATTGATAAATACAAACAGATGGTTCGATCCATATCTAACGCTAATAGTGAATATTTCTTTTATGGGAGGGAAAAATTTAAAGAGAAACATGATTCCTTCCAAAGGTTATTAAAACAAGACCCCTACTAGTTCTACGTTACTGAATCAACGTTAAAATCTTATGATGGACTGGTAGTAAAACTCAACAGTGCTTCTAAAGCACAGTAACCTTAATCGGTTACAATTCACTAGGGTTTAAGCCGATCCTAGTGTCTTTATTTGTAAGGTTTCAAAAAAGTTTAATGAGTTTAATATGTCAAAGTGTTGAAATACTGACCAAAACAAGTATTCTTTCTCATTGGTGTCAAAAAGCCAATGTAGATCGTATTAATTTTTTGAAATTACAATCCTCTGATGAAGTTGTAGAGGGTGTCTCAGATAATATATCTGTAGAACACGAAACATCACTTACTTCTGAAGTTTTAACTTTTGTTGATTCTTCTACTGGTATTATAGATAATACCACATATGTTCCCAGTAATATAGCCACTGATTCTATATCCGAAGGTACGTCTCTCAAGTCATTTTTGAGTAGACCTACTCTTATAGACACTAGAACCTGGACAACAGCTTTATCCACTGGATTCCTCGGGGCTACTATAGAACCGTGGCATTTGTTTCTAAATAATTCTGTGATTTTGAATAAAATTAAAAATTATGCTTTTCTTAGAGCTAAATTGTGCATTAAAGTTGTTATTAATGCTACGCCTTTCTACTTTGGTTTAATGCGTGTAGCTTATGAACCCAGCGTTAATGCTGCTGATACTGGTTTTCGTAAATCCAAATTACGTACTAACACGGTTTCTGATGCACCTTATGTGGTTACTATAAGTCAATTACCAGGAACCTGGGTGTATCCAGCTGAAAATGCAGGTGGAGAAATACACGTACCATTTTTTAAACATGCAAATTGGGCAGTGTTAACTAGTGCGGCCGATATTAAGTCTTTGGGTACTTTGAAATACTACGTGGCTGCACCATTAACAGTGGCTAGTTCTAGCGGTTCTATTTCAGTGACGCTAAGTACATTTGCATGGCTTGAAGATGTTGAATTAAGTGGTTCTACCGCTGAATTGTCATTACAGGCTAAAGATGAGTATACTGGTGTTGTTTCTGCTCCTGCTAGCAGTATTGCTAAAATTTCTAAATCATTAGAATCTGTGCCTATTATTGGTAAGTTCGCTCGTGCGACTACTATAGGTGCTAATGCAATAGCAGGTGTAGCTTCGATTTTTGGCTTCACTAATGTACCTAATATTAGTAATGTCAATGCTGTTGTGCCAACAACTACACCACATTTAGCATCTTGTGAAATTTCCACTCCTGTGCAAAAACTAACATTGGATCCTAAACAAGAGTTGAGTTTAGATCCAACTTTGCATGGTTTAGATTCCACAGATGAGTTATGCATTAAAAGCATTGTCCAACGCGAAAGTACTTTGGTATTAGCACCTTGGGCTACTACAGATGCAGTTGGAACAGTTTTATTTAATGCTAATCCTTCACCAATGTTATTTAATCGTGTAGAAATCTTAGATGCAGGGCTCAATCGGAAGGCTCATCGCGTTTATCATACTCCTATGTCTTATGTTGGGATGCTTTTCCAACATTGGCGTGGAGACCTTATATTTGATTTTGACGTT